AAATTACGGTGGTTGAGTAATGGCAGACGACACAACTATCAAACTGGCCATGATAAACGACGTGCTTAGGCGGGTCGGGAACTTGCCAGTGAACGCACTGGACACTGGCGGGCAGTCCAGCCCAGGACTCATCGAGCGAGCAATCGACGATTCAATCGACGAAGTCCTGTCCAAGGGCTGGTACTTCAACCGTCGATACAACGTCCAATCCACCGCGGACGGTGGTGGACTTCACAAACTGTCCGCACTCACGACAGCGACCGTGTACCACGTCGACACCGACACCGACGACGCGTACCTTGAGGTGACTGTGACAATGAACTCCACCGACCAGGTCCTGTATGACCTGAAGAACATGACGGACGACTGGGGGTCGACGTCGACACTCAGAGTCCAGTACGTGTACAGGTCAGACGTCCAAGAGATCCCCATCCAGTTCAGGAAGTGGATCATTGCAATCTCGGCCTTCAATCACAACCGGCACTACCTACAGAACCGTGACCGGGACGGTCAGTTGCAGCAAGAAATGCACTACACGCAGGCGTGTGCGAACAGAGAAGAACTTGAGGTATCGGACGTGAATGTTCTAGACACATCAGAACAAGATCAAATCAGAGGACGACCCAGAATGAAGAACAGGAGTATTCACTAATGCCCACAAACACAGGCATTGGCCTCAGCGCTGTTGGGGCCATAAATGAAATCCTTGAGTCCATCGGGGAGTTCCCGATCAGTGGGGGCAGCGACGGGAACACCATCCCGAGTGCCGCCAGTGACACGACCAGCATCGCCCGGCGGGCAGAGGACTTCCTCAAGCGAGAGACTCGACGAATCCAGTCACTGGGCTGGCCCGAGACGACCATACGTACAAAGTCGTACACGGCAGCGGTGGGCGGCGGGACCGCAGTCTCTCTCGCGGCCGACCGCGTCCTCTCCGTTCGCGGGACGGGCCCGGACGCACATAGATCATTTGGCATCGTCGGCGTCAACCTGTACGACGCGAACGCCGGCACGACGAACATCCTCCCCACAGACCAGACGGCCGCCAAGGTATTCCTGACCATCTCCCAGGAGGTGAGCGCCGCTTGGCCCGCCAACTTTGAGGAGAACAGTCCACGACTCAAGAACGTCATCGTGTCTCACACTAAGATGATCTTCCAGCGTCGCATGCTCGGCAACTCGTGGGCCGACCCTGCACTCCAGCAGGAGTACATCATGGCCGAACTCATGGCGAACAGGAACACTATCGACATCGACATGCAGCCATTCAACACGGTCCCAGTCGTTGCCCACATGGGCTCTGGCAAAGAACAGAAACCAGGAGGTGAGTGATGGCATATCTAGGCCTAACTCTCATTGAGGGCATCAATGAGGTCCTTGAGTCCGTGGGCGAGCCCCCGTGGGGCCAGGCCAGTCACCCCTCTACGCCCGGCGTGGACGATACGACCAGCATCGCAAGACGAGCGGAGGACTTCATCCGAAGGGAGACTCTTCGTGTCCAGGCCCTCGGCTGGCCCGAGAACACCGTCGTGAACCTGAAGTTGGAAGGGAACGCGGCCAATGTGATTCCACTGACTGGCCTGGGCTCAGATGCCAGTGGATCGGTAATCCTCCTCTACGACATTCTGGCCCTCAAGGGCTCCGGCCCGGACGCACACAGGAACTACGGCATTCGTGGGCTCCTTCTATGGGACGCGGACAACGGGACGACGGCATTCACGGACGGCACATTCGCGTATATGACAGTGGCGAAGACAGTCGCGGACACCTCAAACTCGGCCGACCCAGTGTGGACTGATGATGGGAGCGCCACCGAGAACAGGGAGGCCAACTTCTGGCCCGCCAACTTTGAGAACTGCTCGCCGCAACTCAAGGACTTGGTTATTGCGAACACCAAGGTCCTCTTCCAGCGACGGATCATGGGCGCAATGTCCAATGACGCCACGCTGCAACACGAGTGGATGACACAAGACATGAGGACTCCCAGGAACACACCAATAGATGCTCCAATGAACCTTAGTCCCACACTCGCCCCGCCGAATGCTGTTCAGCCCGCGGGCTACAGCAGCCGTGCCCCTCAACAGGGACCCGCGTGGCCAGCACAGAAGCGTTGATAGCACATGCCAGGCACACCCCTGTATGAGAGAATCCCGGCACTCGTCAACGGCATATCTAAGCAGTCACCGACTGTCAGATACCCAGGCCAGGTCGCGGACGCAGAGAATGTGAACTTCTCTGTCGTGGACGGTGTCTCTAAGAGGAAGGGGACGTCATCATTCCTACACTTCCCAAACGTCAATCCGACCGTCCAGTACCGACTCCACAAGATTGAGCGGGACGAGGACGAGGAGTATTGCGTCATCATCGGCAGCGGCCTAATTAGTGGCGGCCCCCTGTGCGTATTCAACGTCAACACTGGCGAGGTCGCGTCCATGACCTATGAGGCTGGGACGACCTCATATCTCTCCGCCGGGGAGCCCGTCCCCGCCGACTTCCGGCTCGCCACCATCGCTGACACGACATTCATAACAAACCGCAACGTATTAGTGCAATCACAGGAAGCCGGTGGTGCGGTGTCTGGGAAGTTAGATGCGTCAACAATGCCGGTCATCATGCAGAGGACGAACGCGACGCTAGGCTCACTCACGTTTGTGGTCAGTCAGCCCGATTGGAAAGAGAGGACCTACTACCAGCAGATCCTGTCCACGACCACGACAGACGCGGACAGCGGCGAGTTCAAGTTGGAGTACCTTGGCGACTCTACGTGCCAGAAAGCAGAGGCTTCTGACGACCCAGATGACGACGATTATGCAGAGCCATTTGTACACAAACTCACGTACAAGGCCACCGCGCTAGAAGTGGAAGAGTACCTGGCCGGCAACGCGTACTGGCCACCACAAGAGGGAACTACAGAGGACGTCCCTGCGATCTCTGGCCTGGAAACAATCGAGTACGGGAAGATCCAGGTCGTCGGTGGGCCACTACCAAAGAAAGAGATTGTCATCAACTTCTCCACGGACCTGAACGTGGACTCAATGATTACTCTCGTAGGCAACGGTGTGTCAAATCTCACGTGCAAGCGTGGGTCCAACGACAACAACCCCGCCCCAAAGTTTTCCCAGGGGGACGGGAAGGCGATCCAGGACATCGCATTCCACAAGAACCGCCTCGTGCTTGCGGCCGACGAGTTCATCAACTTCTCAAGGGTCGACGACCTGTACAACTTCTATATTGAGATTGCCGACAACATCACCGACTCAGACACCATTGAGGTGCAACTCGCCTCGACTGAGGTCACCGTCGTCGACACCGTGCTTCCGTTCAGGAGGTCGGTCCTCATATTCACAAAGACAGGCAAACAGTTTGAGTTGGATCAGTCCGGCGACGTGCTGTCACCGTCAACGACAAACATCACGCCATCGACGGCGTACGAGACACAGCCCGTAGAGCCCATTACCATGGGGGACCGGATCTTCCTGTGTGGTCGACACAGTAAGTACGGGATCATCTACGAGTACTACTACGACGACAGCATCGTGAGCAACAAGGCCGTAGACGTAACCAAGCACGTCTTTGACCTAATCCCACCAACCATTATTGGGATAACGGCGTCCCCGACAATGGACATGCTGCTCGTGATGCCCGAAGACAAGCAGCAGGAAATCGCCGGCCTGTCATTCTCGTCCCGCAACCTTGGGGCCACGTACGCCTGGGAGACCCCCGCACACTGGGGCGATGGGAGCGGGTCATATTGCCCGCAGCCGTGGGACGACGTCACGATCCGTGGCAGTGACGTGATGGTGTTCACCTCCTCCTTCGGCCCGGCCACGCCGGTCGTCAGCAAGGGGCCGCTGAAAGCGACGAGCGTCTACACGTACCGGCAGTACATAGAGGGCAACGAGAAGAAGCAGTCCGCGTGGTCCAGGTGGACATTTGGGCGAGGGGGCGACGCCGACTTCATCCTTGACTGCAAGGCATTCGACAATGAACTATTCCTCTTGAGGCGAGACGACCAGCAAGGGAACAACCCCGGTGCGGGGCTCGGCTCGTCCGCACTGTTCATCGAGAAGGTGAGCCTCTCTGACGAGCGAGACATCCTTGACGACGACTACCCGTACGACCCGTGCATGGACCACATGATTGATGCCGAGGCCACGCACCTTGGAAGCCACATATACCAGTGGAAGTTTGAGGTCAACAAGTGGGACGGCGGGTCTTCTTCCTTGGCAAAAGACGACGTCAAGGACAGGTCCATCGACACAGGGAAACTAAGGATTGTCTTGAGTAACTCCTTCGGCAACGACGTGGGCAAGATCATCAACCCATGGGAAGAAAGGTATGGGGCCGCGGTTGACGGGTGGTATCTCCAGAAGGACGGCTCACGTACGAAGGCGTCAAACAACGACGGGACACAGGAGTACGCCACGTTCCAGTGGAACACGAGCACGGCGACCTCGACCGACCTGGCGACATGGAAAGTACGAATGGGACGCAAGGTCGACATGAAGGTTGAGTTGAGTCAACTCTTCTTTCGTACGGACAAGAAGACACCCACGACACTCGGACGAACCATGATGCAGAGGATACTCGTGGACCACCTCTACTCCGGCCCATACAAGGTCCGGGTAGACACTGTCCGGGGCGGAGAGACTCAGTCCAGGACCGTTGAGTGGACGCCAGACGGGTGGAACCCACTATTCGACAACGTGGGCCAGAACGTGTTCACGGAGAACTTTGGGACATCAGAACACTGGGTACACGGCAACACATACAACACGTCGATATTCCTTGAATCAGATTCGGCCATCCCGGTAACCATTTCATCCTTGGAGTATCACGGTGTACACGCATCTATACGAGGAGTGGAATCATGACTGGAGCAGAGATCCCACTCATCATCGCAATGATGGCCGCCTCCACCGCCATCAGTGTCTCACAGGCTCAGTCCACGAACAGACGCATTCAGAACCAGTTGAATGCCAATGCAGCAAATCAGAACCTCAAGAATAAGTCGAACTTTGCGCGAACCGTTCTCTTGACAAAGCAGACTGGTGGCGCCGCCGCGCTTGAGGGGTTCAAGCAAGAACGACAAGCGCAACAGGTCCGTGGCAGAGTACAGGCCGCGGCGGCGGCGGCTGGCCTGTCAACAGCGGGCGGATCATTCGCACGAATCCTTCAACAGACCTTCTACGAGGAGGGCCTGAACAAGCAAATTGCTGGGCAGCAAATGGAGTGGTCTATGGAGAAGATTCGATCAGACTATATTGCGGGCTCCATCGACTCCAACGCGGCGTACGAGAACATGGTCCACACAGCACTCTCACGCGCACAGAACCCATTCCTATCCGGCCTGTCGGGCGCCATTCAGGGCGCTAGCACCGGACTGAGCATGGCCTACTCGGCCGGTCAGATTTGGCCAGGTAAGCCGGGAGGGGCGGGATAAACATGGCACAACGACCAGGCACGTACCAGAGAAATAGGGCACCGGCGAGCCTCCCGTCCGTTGGAATAACTGAGTCGCTGACGCCCCGGCCTCCCAGGGCCGCGAACCCGATGTTCCTACAGAACACAGAGTCTCCGCAGGCGAGAGACTTGGCGATGCTGCAAAACGCCCTCGGCGGCGTCGCTGACGCCATGGGGACGGCCGCCAGGATGAGCAAGACTAGGCGAGCCGCCCAGTACGGCTCAAACCTTGAGGAAGGCAAGAAGACCGTAATCGAGTGGAACACACAGGTAGACAACGGACCATCTGACGACGCCAGCAACGCACACTTCTTCCCACCAGACGCATACAAAATGCCGGGCGGAGAAGTCGTCAACCCATGGGTCACGCCCAAAAAGGGTGAACTGGACCCACTATGGGATCACGCGTTGGGAGTCGTCGACTCGATGACGGATGGCCTGGGGGACGCCGCGGTCCGTGGATACCGCGAGGGATTCGCACTCCCCTACTACAAGGCGCTTATCCGCCGACGACAGAAGATAGCGACAGAGTACAACTCTGAGATCACGAAAAGCCACATAGGGGGGCTTCTGGGGACTCAAGAAGACGGCGAGACACCCATGCACGAACTGGGAGAGGACGAACTCTTCCGAATCCACGCAGAAGAACTCGGCATGTACGACCCTGAGGGGAACCCGGTCCAGCCATTCAACATGACAAAGGAGGCGTGGAAGATTTCTCACATCCTGGCCGCGGCCGAGTTGGCCGAAGCGAAAGGGTGGTGGGACCTCGCTGAGGTTTACGTCACAATGGGCGAGGCGGGTGACCCCATCCAGGCGGCCGGACTGCAAGCAAAGATCGACGCTGGCCGACAAGGCGAGGCCCTTGACGCGACGAGGGACTCCTTCGGGAGGGCCGTACATGACTCCATAAACCTCCACTCACAGGACATGATTGGGGCATTTGTTGCCGGCGACCCCGCGGCCGCAGAAGAGGCCATGCTTGGCCTAAGTGACGTGGTCAACTCAATCGGAAGGATGTGGGTCACGTACGGTGGCTCCGCGAACTCCGCTGCCAGGACCCTACTCAAGGACGCGTTGGAGGGCGCAATGGCCACGTCCATGAGGAACAACGGGCCCGTCGCCACTCGACTTTCGCTCAAAACGATCATGGGAGCCAGGTGGCACAACGAAGACACTGGGGAAGTGGAAGAACTTGCCCCCATTGGGTCCCCCTTACACAATCTACTTAGTGGGGAACTCAACAAAGTTCTTGAAGTGTTAGAGAAGAACAACGAGGACCAGCAGAAAGAACGCGACGACCATCGGGAGTTGGAGATGTACGTCTACGTCAACGAGCAGTTTGAGTTGGGCGAGGACGCCGGCACGATCCGTGATGGGCTCAAGGATAAGTTTGGTGACCATGGCATCGCCTTCCAGACAAAGGTCGGGAGTATCTACCGATCTCGCAACGTCGCAGTTGACGACGGCGAGTTGTGGTCCTCTTATCTGAAGAGACTCCAACTGTCGAGGAGTGACGGAGAGTCACGTACCATTGTCGAAGAGGTTATGAAAGCGCAGAGCGAGGGGCTACTGAACGGTGACAGGACTCGTGAGGCGTGGCAACTCTACCAGGGCGAAACAATCTACGAGCAATGGAAGACGTACTCCGGATACATAACGCGACGCGACGGGCTCCGTAATTCAGTGCGGTCCGTCCTTGGACAGGGAGAGGGAACAAAGTACGCCTTTGAGAAGCCGGAGTACGCAAATATCGCTGAGGTCGCCCTCCCACTGTTGTTAGAAGAGATGGACTTGACGTGGAGAAAGTTCTACACGGACGAACGCTTCCACGCCCTGGCGTCCTCCGAGGACCCAGCGAAGGTCGAAGTGGCCGAGCGCATGGCGAGAGACTTCTCGGGCGAACTCCTTCGAGCCTACCGAGACAAGATGACCGAGATTATGAGGACTACCCTCATGCCAGACCCAGATGACCCGGAGGCGAAGGGACTGTGGGGGACCCTAGAGACCAACTGGAACTTCCTCAGCGATAGCGTCTTGAGTGGCGACGCGTACCGCGACGAGTCACTTTCATTCGACTCAATACTTGATGGCTCTGGCGTGAAACTGCCGGAAATCTCAAATGACAAGGGAACCAACAATGGCACCAAGTGAACCGACTCCCGAACGCGAAGACACCGAAACGTCTCCCGATCCCCAAGAGTCAGTCACCGAAGAAGTGACAACAGAAGTTGCCACTGAAGAAGAGCCAACCCCCAGGCCGGCCATTGACATAGAAGAAATGGAAGCCACCGTAAACCCGACAGGGGAACCAGACCCGACACAGGGCCAGTCGCCAGTTCAGCAGGCGGCGGTAGACCCAGGCCAAATGAGGCCGGATCGAGACCTCGGGGATATCGGAGAGGCGTGGCTAAAGCACACGACTGGCAAGGACGTCCGGGACCCGGAGCCAGAAAGACTGAACAGTGGCATCAACGACGTCATACGAGCCCATTACATCGACACGACCCCACCAGACAGGACCGCCTCAATGTGGGCCACCATGCGTCTCGTTGGCGGAGTCATGGCCGAGCATAAATGGAAACAGTTCACTGGGGGGCTAGATCAAGTAGTCCAGAGTGCCATTGATCGTGACTCCGAGCAACCATTCGCCTGGGTGGACTGGGGCGACCCATCGAGACAACTGGGCGCCATCACGGGCGATGTATACGTGGGAGGGGTGTCAGAGTTGTACGCCATCCCGCGTGGCATATACGGGGGCCTAATCCACGCGAGGAACTGGGCGACAAATATGGGCGTTCTGGCCGTCGACGACGACGTCTGGGCCGCGGCCGCGGGCGGACGAGGAACCTTAGGCGGTGAGTTGGTACACCAACTTCTTCGTGGCGACATTGGGGCCCGTCTCCAGGGACTGATGGACGGTGACCCCGCTCGCATCGGCCAAGAGTGGCGTACGCCTTTTCAATCCTTCTTTGATGGTGGGCCCGAGTCCGGCTCCGCCGGTTACCTGGTCGATATGTGGGACCCTGACGCCGTGGGCGGCTCACCATCAATATCTACCGACATAATTGAGGGCATCTCTGCGTGGGTGACCGCAGTCTGGCTTACCAGGGGCGCGGGCTCCGCGTTAGTGGCTCGTGCCGGCATTTCCAGCACGCGAATGGGAGTGATTCTTGGCGGGTCCGCCAAAGAGTTGGGCCCCCACCTTCAAGGGATGAGTTGGGCAGGCAGACAACTCATGGGTGCTGGCCAATTCACGTCACGATTCTGGCTCCCCAGTGCCTGGGGCAACACCTTCGCGTGGGACCCGAGGCACGGCGGCATGCACACCTTGATGTTCAACTATTGGCCCGAGTGGGAGTTGGAAACCGAGGGCCCGATGGCTGGTCTGCCCAAACTAACCGCCGATAGGCTCAAGATACCTGGACGACCCCAGTGGCTACAGGACTATCACGACCTGATCAGATACCGGGAGCCGCCACCAAACTTCACGGACGAGAACGGAAGGGTCTTGAGCGCTGAACTCTTGCAACAGCAATTCATGTTTATGTTTGAGGGAGCAGCACTCGACATCGCGGCCGAGGGGGCCTTCAGGAAAATTGTTGCGCCGGTATTCAAGCACTACTACAGGATGTCGAAAGAGGCCGCCGAGGCGGGCATCCAGGGCACTCCAGGCATAGCCGGGACCTGGTTCGACGAGTTAGTTGTTGGACCAAGAGACATGAACGCGCCCACCGCGTCGCCTCTGGCTGGGTCAAAGGGCGTCCTTGCGTCCACGGCCTTTAGGCACTCCCAGGCGGCAATGGTAGTACAAGAGATGGCCATTCAGGCGACCAAGGTCATGAAGTTTTCGGCCTACATAACTGAAATCGACCCCACACTTGGTCGCGCACTCACGACAGACGAGGCCCTGCTTCGGATCGCGGAAGAGTTCCCACAAATACTCTCTAGGGTCCAGCACGCCGAGATGCAGACGGTCTTCCTCGCTCAAACCATGGGCATCCCGCCTGGCGAGGCCCGGATCATCGTGCAATTAGGGGAAACTATGGGGGAGGGATGGCAAGAGCGAGTCTGGTTGCCGCGGACACACCAGTCAATGGTCCCAGAAGCAGAACTACAGGTCCTCTTACAGGCCGGCGGACTCAGTCCCAAGATAGCCCTCGGGATCGCACGCCAAGAGCAGGCCGCGATTGCACTCGGCAGGGCACTGTCCAGGGGAGAAGTCTCAAATAACAAGGCCTCAATCCTTGAGTTCTTGAGGAAACGAAAGTCATTCCAAGACGAGTGGGCCACGTCTAAAGTCACCGTGGGGGGCAAGAAGAAGGACTTCCTTGCCGCCGAATCACCATTCACCAAACGAACGCGATACCACTGGGGACAAGAGAACCAGGCACTCCGAAAGAGTACGCCTGGCAAGAGCAAAGGACAGTCGTCCAGGGTTCTTGTCGAGGGCGGGGAAGAACGACTCACGCTTGAACTTCTTGAGATGGCCGAGCAGGGCAAGATGGCCCGGCACTGGTATAAGGAGAGCAGCGACGAGATCCTCCGGATCACGGGCGGCAACACGGACGACGCCACGGCCCTGGCCGGACTCGTAGCAATAACGTCAGCGAACAACAAACTCGACACGAACTGGGGGATGGCTCTCCAGATGTACTACGCGTGGAAGGCCGGGGAGCCCTTCTTTGATGCTGCCGGCGTGTTCCGATTCGGTAGAAACGGAAAGATGGCCCGAGAGGCCGAAGAGTTTCTTCTGTTCATCCGTTCCGGTGGCAAGGAGGGCTCCGTCGCCAAGGGCACGAAACGAAACAACTTCTGGGTAAATCTGATGGAGCAGATCAACCCCCGTCTGACTCAGGGCGTGACCGTGGACATGCACATGATGCGTTCCTTCGGACACCTCACGGACTCCCCCAGTCCACTTCAATACGCCTGGGGTGAGGAAATGATGGCGAAGGTCCTCGCCAGATACAACGCCAAACATGGGACCAACCTGACCTCCAGAGAACTTCAGGCCCAAATCTGGACGCCACAGAAGCACGCCAACGACGTCGTATTCAAGCACCAGATAGGTGTCATGCGTGGAACAATCGCCGCCGACGCCGCAATCCCAGAAATGACCTCGGTGAACTTCCGACACCTCTCCCAGCAGGGTCGGGCAAGGATCGCCCGGAACCCCATCCCGTCAGCAGATTCCGGAGTCCTTGCGGGGCTCCGCGAAGAGGCCACGCTGTGGACATCAGACTTGGCCGATCAGTACGCCAGGGCCGTCGACGATATATTCTTCGACGAGAATGGCGTGAACCAACTCGCGGCACGCACCGGCATGCTCCAGGGCGACCCGATGACCCCGGCAATGACTGCGGGCCGAACGACCGCCGGCACACTGACCGAAGCCGTACAGTTGCCAAAGGGCAAGTTGGCTGGAAAGCCCGAGGGCACGCCACAACACCTGTCGTCGGCGGCCAAGAACAACACCGAGGCGTACGCACTGGGCCATATGTGGGCCACGAGATCAGAACGGTCCGCGTACTATGTTGAACTAGCGAAGAAGAACGCGGCCCTAAACAACGGCGTGGACTACGAACTTAGTAGGGCCCTCTCGGCCGAACAGTTCAACGCAATACAACGAGACTTCACTGAACTGTTTGGTGAGAATGCCGGTAGGATACACGTGACCTATGGGGAAGCCGGTGAGTTGAGGCTCATCAACTTCTCGGATGAAATCTCTAACCAGGAGTTCAGAAATGCCGCCGAAGAAATCCTTGAGCGACACGCCAGAAACGAAACCACAGGCCAAGGAAGCCAGTTCCTCGCGGACGGAGACATCGTCACCCACAACTGGGCAGACGACCCCACGGGCCAGTCGATTCTCGTACGACTGGACGAAGCCGGGTTCTCCGAAGCCGCAAGATGGCTGGAAGATTTCGCAGCACCTCGGCTCCAGGCCGTCAACGAAGGACAAGCCGCCAAGGGATACGGAAACCCAGGACAATACGTAGACGTCAACGGACGGCCAATCAAGGCCGATCCGTCCTACGGGGGAAAGGGCACGGTCCTACTCCAGAGGACGAACGAAGAGGCAATGGCCTCGGGCCCGAGCATCAAGGGCTTCGCCATCCTGGACAAGGAGTCTGGACACACAATCGTCCAAGGCATCACAGAGGCCTCCGACATCAGCACCGCGGTACACGAGTACCTGGGGCACGGATTCGCCAACTCGGCACTCAACAAGGCACTCCCACTGGCCGAGCGACCACTCGGGCTCACTGACGAGGTCATTGACCACGTGGTCTTCGTCTTCTCCAATGGTCGAATCACCAACGGGGTCATGGACGACGTCGCATACGAGAACTTCGCTAGGGCCTTTGAGGCATACATCGTGCGTGGGGATTTCCCCTCGACGTGGTCGCCAGAAATGGTGAACGCCGTGGGGACGCTCACGGCCGGAATCCGAGACATCTATGGGGACATCTCTAGGATTCCAGGACTAGTGGATGGGCTGTCGGCAGAGATGGTCGCCGTATTTGAGAGCCTGTTCACCAGGACGGACCTACCACTCATGTGGGCCCCAGGTAAATACTTCGCCAAGCCCATGACGTGGGGATCAGTCCTCAATAGGATGGGTGAGATCGAGAGTGCCGGCGGACGATGGATGGACGACGAGGCACTCCTCGACTCCCTGGCCGTGGCAGTCACGCGAACGGGCGACGACATCACGTTCAACCCAAACGTGACCCGTAGATTTGGCGACATAATGGCCAATGGCACGGAAAGCGAGAAACGTCGACTGTTCGCCGCAATCGTACACGCCTCCAGGGAGGCCGAGTCCAACGGACTAATCAAGTCAATGGGTTCCCTCACGCACGAGGCCGGGCAACTTGAGGCGAGTCGACTGTTCGCCCGTCTCATCGGCACTGACGAGGGCCACATCATGGACGTCGTCGGAAGACTCTATGGCATGTTTACGCCCGAGAAGTCCAACGTCGCGTTCACGCACGTCGTGAACGCCGCCAACATCTTGATGAGATTCAAGATGGAGCGGGTCGTGAAGGCGATGCGGGCCGCCAAGGCCTCGGGGAGCGTCACTGACATCGCAATTCTCCAAAGAGAACTGCTCGACTCCCAGATCCTGGCGAAACACGTCACGGGGTTCGCCACGGACTGGGGACGTACTGGGCAGGCGTTGCAGGGCAACTACATGCCCTCGGCACTACCGACTATAGACATGCTCCTTGACCCAGAGAAGGCGGCCAGATTCCTAGACCACGCGGGCCTCAACCCCGTCGTGAACGGAGACGAACTCATACAACTCGTCGAGGAGGCCGCGAGGGGACACACCAGGAACAACGGGTACGGGCCACTCGCTAGAGCCATCAATCAGTCAAATAAGCATATCGGGAGCCGCGCGACCCCCATCTTCATGGAGATGTACATCAACGGCCTCTTGTCCGCGCCGTCGACGTTCCTTGGGATTACGACCATGTCTCCGCTCTTGACTACGGCCGTCGAGGGTGTCCAACACTTTGTCGGGGGCATGATTCAGGGCATTCCTGAAATCGCAAGCCTTGGCGCACTGAAGACCGGCGGACTCGCACAGGCGGCCGAGTCACTCATGAACCTCCCGAGATGGTTCCGTAACGCCAAGACTGGACTCAAACAGTTGTTCCGAACCTACCTCCACGAGGGAAGTATCTTCATCCCCAACCACGAACTCATTGACGCGCCACGCGCCGGAATGCGGGCCATTAGTTACGGGGAAGGGAAGCCAATGAAGAGCCGGCCCCCTGGTTCCTTCCCTATTGGAAGAAGAAGAGACCTTGGTGATGCCTTGGGTGAACAGGGCATGATGGTCCCAGGAGAGGGCGATAACACGATCCTCTGGTGGCTAGTCAATGGCGCGGGACGGACTGTGCGGATACCAGGCAACGCCATCTCGTCCACTGACGAGGTATTCCGCGTCGCCGGCGGACGGACGGCACTTGAGGCGAAGATTTACCGCGAGAACATGAATAAGGCGCTCGACGCCGCCGGGCACGCTGACTCAAACACCTTCAGGCGAGCCGGGGCCGCGGCGGGCCTACACCGGCAGGTAGCCGAGGACACACTGAAGCAGGTCGAGAAGCACATAAACAACGGGGCACTCAGGACCAAGGACGTCCTGTTCAGGGAGGCGATGTCCCTCCCAGAGGTCCAAAGACTCAAGCAAGGGACCCCATTAGAGGTTGAAGAGGCCATGGAGATGGTCCAGAAGTACGTGAACGACAACTGGAATGGAGTGTTGGACGAGGCCGGCAACGTGGTCACTAAAGGACTCCGCGAGAACGTCGAATACACCACTGACTACGCGACCAGGCAAACCTTCACGGGACCAGTCGTAAGCACGGCGGGGAAGTGGTTCCAGAGTGGACTCAACGCTCTCCCTGTCCTTCGTATCCTTGTCCCATTCTTTAGGACCCCCGCCAAAATCTTTGAACGATTCGGCGGCTACTCCCCGACCTCTGGGCTGTTTGAGGTGGCGAACCGGACGTGGAGCCTTGGCCGTGGTCGTGGGTTCACACTCAACGCACCGAACAAGAACGGCAAGGGATCACACATCCTGGCCGCTCACCGACGAACAATGGACGACCTGCACAGCGGCGACCCGAGACGAATGGCGGAGGCCAGGGGCCGACAGGCCGCGGGCGTCGCCATGGTCGCGGGCTTCTATGAGTTGGCCGCGGGCGGACACATCACTGGGGGCGGGCCATCGGACCCGAACCAGCGACAAATATGGCATCTGACTGGATGGAGGCCATACTCATTGAAGGTGGGCGGCGTGTGGATTTCGTACAAGAAGGGCGACCCAGCGGCAATCGCCATTGGCGTCATGGCGGACACCTTTGAGGTAATGAGCGGGAGCCCTGGCATGAGCCAGGGAGACATGGTTGACCTGATGGGGTCAGTGATGATCTCGGTAGCCGAGGGCATGAGCGAACGTAGTTACGTTGGCGGAATAGAGCGGGCCTTCAACGCGATGCAAGACCCCGAGACGCGAGCCGATGACTTCGTCCGGGAGACGATAACGAGCATGCTGCCGTTTAGTTCGGCTGGTCGTAACATCACACGGGCCGGGCATCCCGCACTGTACGAGGCGAGGTCAATTATTGAGGAGATACGGACCGTGACATTCGCGGGGCTTCCGTGGGGACCTGGCAACACTCCGTTCAGAAGGAATGTCTTTGGTGAAAGGATCACCATGGCGTCCATGGGCGAGCCAGACGGGACGGCTTACCTGAACTCCTTCAACCCATTCCGGCACTCGTACGAAACCGGCGACGTCGCCATGGAAGAACTGAAGGAAATTGAGTTCCTTGGCACGCCACCACTTGAGAGACAAGAGGGCGTCTCGATGGTCCAGTACCTGGGCGAGAGGCAGTCGATTGTCCCGAAGGAGCCCGCTACCAGGTGGAACCCAGACACCCAGACCAGAGAGATCCTTAGCGATGAGTTTGGGAACCCAATAGAGAATGCCATTACTGGATTCTCAAGGACAATATCCGTCCCGGACCCAGAGTGGCTCAACGACGAGGGACTTCAGCCCTACGACTACTGGCTCAGGGAAGTCAGCCGCGTCAAACTCGTTTCTCCAAGCGGGAGCGGCAAGATGGTAAGTCTTCGGAAGGGCGTCGAAGAGGTCATTGCGGGCAAGGGGACCATTGGGCACGCGTACACGGCGTTCGCAATAGACAATGAGGCGAACCGTGAACAGAAGCGAATCATCATCGGGGACATGGTAAAGATGGCCCGAGACATAGCGTATATGCGAACCCAGAAGCACAGGAACGAGGACGGCTCACTCGCGTACGCCGCCTGGCTACACCAGGTCAAGGCCGCGAGAATCATCGCAAGACCAGAACAGGACTGGGATCTCGCTGGACCTGGCCCGGCCGCCGAGGCCAAACGAAGGGACATTAGGAACAGGGGAGTCGGGACCAGGAACTCTTCGCTCATGCAAACCATCCTGGAACATGCGGAGGAGAGGCCATGAACAACCAACAACGGATCAGCGACCTATTCGATGACGTCATACTTGGACTACTTAGGAATGGGAGGGAAGTCATTGACGAGGACGGGGTCACGCAGCGAGTGCCATTGACCGCCGCCGACCTAAACATCATCCGACAAAGACTCAGGGACTGCGGGATGACTGCAATAGCCACGGACGACAACCCCATTGGGAACATCGTCAGAGAACTGAAGGCGAGGGGCGCTAATTTCAGCCCCGAAATCCCCGAGGTATCCCAAAATGATGACATCGCAACCAGAGTTGGTTGAGTACCCACTCGTGGTGGTCGATTGGGTCGACGCCTGCGAGCCCGAGATCAACTCCGATCTGACCGTCGAAGAAACACCGGCCCCCCAGCGAGTTAGGCAGGCAGGATTCCTAATCGGAAACGAGGAGTGCAGCGTGACAGTCGCTGGTGGCATGAAGCACGACCAGGGGGACCAGACGTTCGACTACATGATTACGATCCCAAGGTGCTGCGTGAAGCACATCACTATATTGGAGACGGGTGGACACATGGCCTCCCCGCGTTGTGGTAACTGCGAAGGGGAGTAAGCCCAAACTGGGGTGGTCAACTACGCATGTGAGCAGGAACGTAGTGAGAGTGGACATACCGGCACCAAAGACCATCGGATGGGAGCAGTGGTTCCTGCTGACCTCAGACAGACACCACGACAACGCTCACACGAACCACGCACTTGAGATAAGACACCTAGACCAGGCGGTCGAAAGATCCGCCGGCATCATTGACGCGGGCGATCTTCACGACGCGATGCAAGGAAAGTGGGACAAGAGATCCGACCTTAGTCAATGCAGACCAGAGCAACAGCAGGGCCGTTACCTAGACTCACTGGTTGACACGGCGGCTAAGTTCTATGAGCCATACGCGAACAACTGGATTCTTATAGGTCGTGGCAACCACGAACAATCAATCCTCAAGAGGCACGAGACAGACCTTTGCGAAAGAACCGTCCAGGCGTTGAACACAAGTACCGGGTCATCAATCCAGGCTGGTGGGTACGGTGGGTGGGTGATATTCTCTATCAAGCGTCATGGCAGTATCCGACACTTCCGATTGAAATACTTTCACGGCGCCGGCGGCGGGGGACCAGTCAGCCGCGGCGTTATCCAGACCAACCGCATGGCCGTCTACACCCCCGATGCCGACATTATTCTCACCGGGCACACGCACGACCAGTGGCTCGTTCCCATTGCCAGGGAGCGAATCAGCAGGAAGGGCGAAGTCTACTTGGACGAGCAGGTTCATTGCCGGGCGGCCACGTATAAAGATGAGTATTCTGACGGCCACAGCGGGTGGCACGTCGAGCGGTGGGCACCGCCAAAGCCACTTGGCGGATGGTGGATACGCTTCTACTGCCGGAACAGAAGAGACGACTTCAGGTTTGAACTGCACAGGACGGACTGATGGAGAACAAGCAAGACGTTGAACGCTACATCGAGCGACTCATACTTGACTTCCCGTTCTTCCTGACCGAACTGTGGAGAGAGATAAACCTCCCGGATGTGGCCAGACACCAGATCGACATATCCCAGTGGCTTCAGCACGGGCCAAGGAGACGTGGGGTCAAGGCATTCCGCGGCGCGTCGAAGACGTGGGTGACCATCGCCTACTGTCTCTGGCGACTGTTCACAGACAACAACGACCGAATCATGCTCGTGTCCAAAAGTGAGTCTCACTCCAAGTCTTCTTTATACATGGCAAGACAATGGATCAAACAGGTCCCATTCTTGCAGCACCTGAGTCCAGACAAGAGGGCCGGGCAACGTGATTCAGCAACGATGTTCGACATC